GTGGAAATTCATATACAATAACTGGAAGGTTCAAGGTTCAAAAGATAGATCAAGCTGTATACGAACTAGAAGGAAAAAGTCCCTGGTTATTCTATGGTATAGCTAATGTCGGCACGGCAGCAGCTGTTGGATTAAATTTAGTTAGGACATATAATTTAAGTTTCAGTGCCGATGCTATTGGCACTACCTAATCGTCATGGGTGACGAATGTAAGCGCAGGCCAACGGGGTATAGTATTACCCCCGTTGCCCTGCGCCCCCTCTGTACTCTATAAGTATCAATAAAGTTTGTGTTTGTTTCAATGCCTTCACAACCTCAATTCTTTCACTACTGTTTTACGCTTAACAATTATGTCGAAGAGGAAGATGTGCCCCGCATCTCAGCTTTCTGCGAAGAAGAAGGCAAGTATTGGATCATCGGCCGAGAGGTTGGAGATTCCGGTACCCCCCATTTACAAGGATACGTCTCGCTTCGAAAGCGGCGTACTTTCGTTTATGTTCGGGATAAGCTCTCAAACAGGTGCCATGTTGAGAGCTCAAGAGGTACTGCTCGACAAAATCGAGAGTATTGCTCAAAGGGTGGAAATTTTATCGAGGGAGGTAAGCTCAATGAAGGAAGGGTCCCTAAGGACCGAGATGAGGCAGCAAGATCGTTCATGGCTGCCGTGCGACGAGGAGATCAAGGCTTGGTTGAATTCGCCGATTCAGAGCCCCACACGTGGATCCGTCACGGATCTAACATGCTCAGAAATGCCCTTTCCATCCTACCCCCCATTGAACGTCCTTCAATTTCAGTCAGATGGCTCTACGGATCTCCCGGAGTGGGCAAGTCTCGTCTAGCTCATGCTACGTTACCAGAAGCATATGTCAAAGATCCAAGAACGAAGTGGTGGAATGGTTATATGTGTCAAGAGACTTGTATTATTGATGATTTTGGTCCCGGTGGGATTGATATTAATCATCTTTTACGTTGGTTTGATCGTTACAAATGTTTAGTAGAAAATAAAGGAGGTATGGTTGCGTTGCACGCGACCACCTTTATTGTTACATCTAATTTTCATCCTCGTGATATTTTCAAATTTGGGGATGAAATAAATCCTCAACTTCCAGCACTTGAACGTCGAATTGTAATAGAAGAAATGTTATAATAAAGAGATATTCCTATATTCTGAAAGAGGGAGCGAAGCGACCGGTGCAGCCGCGTAGGGTCCGCGAAGCGGGGGTTCACTACGCTTTGATACGACGAGGCCGATAGGCCGTAAGGAGTATCAACAACATTTGCCGAAGGCAAATGTCTGGACCGGGGGACCGCGGTACGCGGTACCCTATAAATAGACCATAACATAGAGTCATTTATATGGCGAGATACAATCAAAAACGTAAACGTTCAAGTGGACGTCCGTATGGAGCTAAGAAGCGGAAGACTGCTTTCAAACGAAAGCGAGGAAGTAAATCTCTTGCAGATTATACTTCTCTCAATACAAAAGGAACTTCAGTTGGTTTCAGAGGTCGAAAGACTTCTAGAAGGCAATACAAAAAATGGCTTTGGGATTCTACACTATTCAAAACTCATTATCGTTCCCTTGGTGCTGCTACTGCTACTATTAACACTCCAGCTAATAATACAGATATGACTCTTGGTGGAGTTGATCTGTATAGGTTTGGACTTGGTAACAAGTTTTGGACAGCTGGTGGTGGTGCTATTACTAATGATACAGGTGTTGCGTTACCATTATTTATTGGTGACATTATTCTTAGAGGTGGAGTTTGGGCTGTGACTTTTCACAACCCAGCTTCCACGGATGTGATGGTTACTGTTTGGGAAGTATTCACAATAGCTGACCCAGGACTTAGCGTGTTCCCTGTTCTTTCTGTGAAAGGTTGGGATCCGTCTGTCTCTAGCGACTTTTCAACTTTAATTGGAAAATCAGGAAGAAATCGTCAAGTTACGATAGAAGGTGGAAATTCATATACAATAACTGGAAGGTTCAAGGTTCAAAAGATAGATCAAGCTGTATACGAACTAGAAGGAAAAAGTCCCTGGTTATTCTATGGTATAGCTAATGTCGGCACGGCAGC